ACCGATGGATTGAAGGCTGGGTGGTCGTGGTAGAGAACAAAGTCTTGCGCGTCGATGTATTCGCACTCGCCAGCAATGCCGTCTTGGATGGCGCGGAAACTGTTTTCGGTGTCCGCGTAAATCGTGGCGTATCCTCGATGGAAGAATCCGTTTTCGCCGGGGTCTCGCTTGGCTTTCCGCTCCATATAGGCGCGGGTCATGATGGTGTTGACGCTCAAACGATCCGTCCGATGACCATCATTAACGGCGATGAATACGGGCTTTGTCGTGTCCTCGATGAGAAGTGAAAGCGAGTCATCCCAGCCTTGCGGCGGATAGCAATCGTCCTGTGCCTGGATGATGATTTGCCCGGTGGAGATGCCGGCGGCCGTGTCGTAGTTCCAGCCTGGCCCTTTCTGGTCAGTCACCGTGTGCTTGAATCCTGAAAGCATCTTGACGCTTTTCTCATCGAACGCGTGAACGCCGAAAACGTATTCGACATTCTCTGGGCGGCTGGCGCGGGAAAGCCACATCTCGCGGATGGCCAGCGCCTGCTCGGGTCGATCGAGCGTGGCGTGGATAATGGAAAATTGCGGCACCTCAAACGGGCTTGTCATCCCGAGGTCAAACTCAAGATCCGCTTCCTCTTCCTTGCCATTCAGCCGCAGGCATTGCCGGTAAAGCTCAGCGCCCTTCCATCCATACCATTCGTTGTTTTGACTCCAGTATGAACGGGTTGGCTTGGCCGTCTGGATCATGATTTCGGCAAGACGTAACGCCTTGACGTGGTCGCCATCCATCAGGCAATAGCTAACGAGAAGCGCCAGGGCTTCGCGCCGAATTTGCTTGAACTGCTTTTCCTTCCCGCGCTGGAAGTATTCCTGCGCCAGATAGAAGAAGTTGCGCGAGGTTTCCGCTGTGGCCGAATTCAGGATGGCCAGATTGCGCTCATGGCCGCCGGATTTGTCCGACGATGGTGCGTGAATAAATGCTGCGTCCCGGAGGATGCGATAGGTTGCTGGCGTCTGGAACGAAAGCTGCTCGTGGATCGGGAATTGCCATTTTGATCCAATGCGGGCGCGAACCATACGTTCGCGCATGACGATCTGCTTGTCGCCCCGGACATGGTAGGGAATGAGATAGACATCGTGCTTGCCATCTTCTGCGGCGGCACGGATCGCTTCGGCGGCACCATCGGCGAGGATGTCGTCAGCATCTGCCCACATTATAAAGTCCTCTTCACGGGCGCATCCATTGGGGGAATCTCCCATGCCTTTTGGCGAGCGGCCCCGAAGTTATCGACATGCGGCAAATCGTCGGCGTTGACGTAGCGGGTTTGGTAAAGCGGTTTTTTCAACTCCTCACAAATGAGGGTTGCGGTTTGCAGCGAAAGATCGGTCCCAGCGGTTCCAGTAGCGGAAACGAGAACGAACGAATCGACAGCGGGAGCGAACGAGCGGATGAAACGCTCGATGACTTTCTCCTCGTTGCCGATGATGCATGAAAGAATGATTTTCATGAGAAAAATCCTCCCCAATACAGGATGGAATTATTGATGAGAACGAAGGTGATTCTGGCTGCGCAATCGGTGCCCTTCTTGTCTTTTCCGAGTTGGTAAAATGATCCGAGGATTCCAAGGGATTGGATCGACAGCCAAACGATTTGAGGTGTATTCATGGGGTATTTCATGGGGTGGATTCCCCGCAGAGGGTCGAACTCTGCGGGGTTTCCAGTGTTAGCTATTAGGCGAAGCTAGTGGTGATGAGTTCACCGGCGGTTTCGTCTACGATCTTCTCCGCGACGTGCTGGCGAACGCGGATGATGTTGGAGCGGCGCTCATCCGAACGGTACGTCTCGGGGGTGAAAAGTCCTGTGGTGTCTTTAGACCACTGGATTGTCCGTCCGATTCCGCCGGATTGATATTCGCCGCCCATGACTTGGCAGACGTTGACGTGCGTGTCGGGAAAGATGAACGATCCCGAGAAGGTTTGACCCTTTGCGTTTCCATTCTTCGCAGCCTTGGCGACATACAATTTGTCCACGCCGAGAGCGCGGGCAACGTCATCTTCACCTGGAAGAGTGAACTGGCCAGCGGACTTCGGCACGACGCCGAAGATCTGGTTCTGCATAAGTGTCGAACGCTGAATGCGGTTGAACACGTTCGCCGACATGATGATCGCGTTCGGAACGATGCCTTTCTTCAGGAGGCGCAGCTTGGCGGCAGCGACATCGGCAGGAAGGTTGATCGTTGCGAGGTTGGCCTCGGTATAGGCGACAGCGGCAGCAGTAGCGGTGAACGACTGGAGTTCATCACGGCGGCGGCCACGCGAACCTCGTAGGAAATACGAAGCGAACGCTCAAGGAGCATGGCTTCGGTAGCTTCCAGGTTCATGAAGCGCTCGACTTCGGCCTCGTAGGCGTCATCGATAACAGCCTCAAGGCCGTATTCGATAGCGTCGTATTGGTCCACATCGTATGCGCGATTGACGCGGTCGTATGCGGCACCGTTTGCGCGGGGCTTGGCATCGCCGTTCATCAGTTCGGCATTGGCGAGCTTCGCCTTCATGTAGATTCCGCGTTTCACATCCTCGCCCTTAACGGGAAGGATCAAATCGCCGATGAACATTTTGTTAAAGTCCGCGTTCGCCTGCATGACGAGGGCGGCAATATCGCTCCGAGGAGTTGCTTGTGCGTTGGTATAAGGCATCGTTTTAGTTTGTTAGGTTCTGAATTTTTAGGGTTAGACTTGCACGAATTAGGATCAAATCGCCGATGAACATTTTGTTAAAGTCCGCGTTCGCCTGCATGACGAGGGCGGCAATATCGCTCCGAGGAGTTGCTTGTGCGTTGGTATAAGGCATCGTTTTAGTTTGTTGGGTTCTGAATTTTTAGGGTTAGACTTGCACGAATTCGGTGATGATTCCGTTGGACGCGACTGCCGAAACAAGCGCTTCGTATCGCGAGGTCGTGACCACGCCGACGAATCCGCCGGTGATCGTTCCGTAGCTGGTTGCCGCTGTGATGGCGGATCCAGACGCTGCCACCATGAAGCTGCCGGGGGCGCTCCAGAGTTTGACGTTTCCGTAGTTAGCATCGGCGACATCCTCTTGGGTGACGCCGATTCCTTTCGTGTTGTTAGCTGCGGCGGTGATGCTTCCGTCGGAAAGCACATCGACGATGCGATAGGCGGAAACTGCGCCCGATGCGATGAAGGATTTGAATCCGATGTCGTTTTGACTGGCCATGATTTTGGTTCTTTTTTTGTTGGTTTGATTTTTATGCGGTCTTCACGAGGCGGGTCGCTTTGTAAGCATTCCACGCTTCGGTGTATTTCCCTGTGTTTGTCAGAATTGCGGTGCGGGCTTTGCCTTGGTCGCCGGAAAATTCCTTCACGGCCAAGTCTGCGACGTGCTCTTCGAAATGCTTTTCTTTCGCATTCGAGTTAAGCGGTCCGGCTTTGCCTAAGTTGGTCATCCCGAGTTTTGCGGCGAACAGTTTGATCGCGGCTTCCGCTCCACGTTTAGCGGCCATCTCGATTTTCTTGTCCTGCTCGTCTTCGCCAAGTTTGGCTTTTTTGTCCTGCTCGTCTTCCTCGAGCTTCATTTTTTCCTCATGCTCCTTCATTTCGGAATCGGGCTTTTTGTCATCCTCCTCCATGTCGGATTTCATCTTGTCCATCGGCATTTCAAGCGCCGAGATGCGCTTCATAAGTTCCTCGTGTTTTGCCATGAGGTCAGCAATTGCTAGGTCTTTTTTGTCGTCGTTTTCTGGTTCCATTTTGTTATTGGTGTTGGTTTGTTCTTCTAGGTATTGTTCCGCTTTTGTTGCTGGAACGGAAAAAAGTGAGCTGTTGGCGGCGGGGTCATCGACCAGCGCGGCGGCGTAAACGGCATCGCATCTGGACATGCTCGTGGTTCCCGATGGCTTATCTTCGCCGGTAAACTCCATGCTCACGCCCATGTGCGTCGGATTCTTTTCTGCGATTTCAAACAAGCGTTTGCGGTTAGGCTCCGACTCGTAGATGTGGACATCCGCGCAAACCTTGTCGGCTTTGAGCGAGAAGTTATCAGCCCATCCGACGATCTCAAAAACGCCGCTTCCGTGATCGGCCTTGACCTTGATCGAGCCTAGTTTGTTGCAGGCGCTGAAAACCTGTTGGAGCGTGACGGTGTCGATGATGACCTGCCGACCTTTCTTGTCGAAATGGCCTTTCGCATCGCCCATTTCCATGAGTGAAACGGATCGGATGATTCCGTTCTCAAAGTCGATTTGCTCGGTTTCGAGCGCTGTGAAGTAATGCTTTTTGGAAGTTCCCATGGCGAAAGATTTTTCGTTTTGTATCTTTTCAGATTGCCGATCGAACCAATCTCTGGCCGGTTGCGGATCGAGCGGATTGATTCCCCACAAGAAATGCGCGACCGCTCCAGCGGCTGGATAGTCCTTGTCCTTCGGGTTGCTGTTGTTGGGCGAATCCAAGTCCACTTTGTGCCTGGCGTGCCAGGAGCTGGCTTTGACGATCTTCTCTTCGCTCACTTCGCCATCGGCCATTTTGCGCGCCGCATCCTTTGTGCCTTCGGTAAGGCCATCGCCACCCTTGCCCTCCCTGAGCAACTCCAGCCCGCGTTTTGCCGCGTCGATAATGTATTGGGGGGCTTTCATTATTTCGTGGCCTTCGGGTGCTTGTCTGGAAGCAAAT